CAGATTGTGCAAAATTTATATCAGCTAATTGTGCAGATGTATAAGGGGTTGCTACCTCAAATATTTTATCAACAGTTTGTGTTTCTCCAGCTGAAAATGAACCCATACTTGTTGTATCAACTGCATTTCCAAACAAGTCTGTTAACGTAAAAGTATTTGTTGTTACATTTGCAATTTTAAAATTTCTATTTTGCAAATCAGCTAAATAAGTATCACCCATACCAAAAATATTTAAAAATACTTCATCACCATTACTTAACTGATGATTATTACTAGTAAAAACACCAGGATTTGCATTTGTCATAGCCGTTAGGGTTTTAGCAGAGCCTGTCAGTATTTGTTGAATACCTCTGTAAACACGCATAATTTGATCACCAAATTCAAGAATATACGTATCACTTGTTTTAAACTGAAAAGGTATTAACCTTGTTGTGTCATCACTATCTTTAACCTCTCCTAAAAATAAAGTACCTGGTCGTCTAGTAACACCACCCTGGGGCAACACTAAAAAATTAGTTAATTCAGAACAGCCTTGCCTGTATTTTTCTAATTCTACGCGACCCTCAAGTTTTGGGCTTAACTCTCCAGCTGTAAATGAAGATAAAGCTGGTGCAGCTTTTACCATTTATATTCTCGCTTCTAAAAAGTCAGATGCTTCTATTTTTTGATTTGCACCCTCAGTAGCATCATCAAAACGTGACAATCTAATTTTTGTATCATAATCAAGTTTCATTCTGTCTGTAAGTGTTTGCGATCCTGTAATCGCATAACAAACTTCAGCAGCAATTGCTGATGCTAGTGTTTCAATCAAACCAGGATCATAAACAGTTGTATCGGTAACACGACCTATATATTTAATTTTAGCTGTACCCTCATCTGTCAGCAGTTTATTACCCTCAACAACAAAAATAGGTTGCCCATCTCCCTTTGTCATATTGTCGTATGGAAAAGTCAAATTTCCATTTGAATATTCTAAAACTTTTAGACAAGCTGGATCTGTCGGTAAGATGTATTGCTTTGCATAACCAAATGCAGGGGTTGAACTATCCTGGGAAAGTGTCGCCCTGTTTATCAAACAATTCCAGGGATGGGATCTAAATACACGATCTCTTACACTATCAAACCTTTGATTAATAATGGTTGCTGATTTTACATTTTCAGTCAAACTAGAAATCGTTGTTGCACCAATAGAATTTAGTGCAAAGTTTGCTATATCAACTTTACTTGTCATTTTAAATTCCCATAAAAAAAAAGGGGGGATTGCTCCCCCCTGATTATTATAATTCCTCCAGCACTTCTTCAAGTTCTTCTTGAAGGTCGCTGTATCTCTCCTCATTACGTTTGATAAGTTTCTCTACAAGATTGAGGTGAAAGAAATCCTCTTCGGATTTCCACACCACTAACTTATAGTCCTCAAAAAACTTTGTAATTGTAAACTTACCCCCAAATGTTTTTAGCTCAATGTGTCTAAAAAACCCCAAGATAGTATCCAACTCCCATTCTACAGGTTTATCATACCAGGTGTAACGGTGATCAGCGTTGTAGTGTTGAAGCCACATATGCGAATCTTTGTTTTTAGTGTTTTTAGTTCTACGTCTAAATCCGTATTTGTAAGTGTTATTAGTTGTACTCATAATAGTTAATTTAAATTGCGAACAAAATTGTTCGTAATACAAAGATAAGTAAAATAAACGAGAATTGCAAATGTTATGAACAAAGCATAAACAAGGGGGTTTTTTATTTTTTAAAATTTTTTTATTTTTTTTAAATTTTATTTAGATTACGTGAGTAACGGATATATCGGTGAGAAGAAATTTGATAAGCAAAAGGTATGTTTGGAAGCATGGCTAATTAAGTTTCTTCCTCCTATATATTAAAGAGATAAAATATTTCTTTTAAAATGATTTAAAGTATAGTCTTTCTTTTTAATAACTGTTTTATAAATATCTTTTTCTATTCCACCTCTACTAAATACCCAGTAAATTTTATTATACAACCTATCTTTGGTTGTCATTCTATCTCGAGACTGCCAATAACTCGTGGCGCTAAAATCAATATTATAATACACCAATGCCGTGGCTTCTTTTAAACTTATTCCTTCTCGTCCACTTAATATTTGTAAGGCTATAGACTTGTTGGTTTCTTGAAATTCTTTTAGTTCTGTAGTAAGTTGATCTTTATATATTTCTTTTAAAGCTTTTAACTCTGCTTTAAATTTATAAAAGATACCAATTTTTGTTCCTTTAAATTTATTATATATAAACTCAGCTTTTTTATGATCAGTAACTTGTGAGTTTCCGCTCTCAAACTTTACTGTTCCTGAAAATAACTGGTGAAGTTTACTCATTAATTTAACTGGAGTGTCTCCTAAGATAACCTCTTTCTCTCCTTGTATCACTCTGGTTTTTTTTAAACGCTTGGTGATATCATAAGTAATATCATTCATCATTACCTCTAAAACCTCTTCATTAGTTTGTACTTGAAACCCTGATGCTTTTTGTGTATGGCTTATCATATAAGGTTGCATGGCATCTAAAATAGTTTGTTTTCCTGAAGTATAATCGTTGTAGATACGGCTGTTAATTTTTTTCATTTTTATGTTTACATACTGATGAGCAAACTTATAAAACGTTTTATATGAAGCGAAAGGATTAGAAGGAATGCCGTATACTTGATGATACATTTGGCTATAACTTTCAGGGGTAGGTGTGCCTGATAATAAAATAACATAAGGATTATTTTTTTGAACTAAAGTTTTTATTTGTTTAGCCCTTAAACTAGGCTTAGGAAAAGCACCTAATCCATGTGCTTCATCACATATAATTACATCCCATCCACCCACACAAACTTTATGAAGGCTTTCGTAATTAATAACTTTAAAATCAAAGTCAGGATTCAGTTGATAGTAATCACTTTCAATAGACAACATGGCTTTTTTCTTTGTTACAAACAACACACTGTCTGCTCCTAATTTTTTACATATACCTAACGCGGTTAATGTTTTTCCTGTCCTTACCTCCATAGACAAATAAACAAATTTATGTTTGTTTAAAACATCTATTCCTTTTTCTATTATATCTTCTTGATACGACCTAAATGTAATCATAATTCAATTTTTTAATCCCATACATGCGTTCTAAGCAACGAACTCGACTCAAGTGATACCTAAGTACCCCTAGAAATCAAGCTCTCCCATTTCTTCAATTTCATGTTTATTTCTAAATCTTATCCATCTTCCTGACATATCTCTTCCTTCCTCTGGAGTAATACCTGTTTTATAAACACCATAAGAAACAAGCCATTTATAAAAACGAGTACGTGAAATAGTCATCTTAGATTTAGGAGCAAAATCAGGGTTCTCTTCTATGAACTCCATATATAAATCTTGCTTATAAATTTTTTCTCCAACAACTAACTTTTCGTTAGGAGGATTCCCTTGTACTAAACCGCACCACTCAATAAACTCATGGCAAGTTTCGGCTGACAGTTGTCTTATTTCAAGATTAATAAACTTACTTTTAATTAATCCAGTATGTAAATAATTTTGCAGATTTCCTAACATATAATTATCAAACTTACCCCACTCGTCATCATCCCAATCCCCAAATAATAATCTTCTGAAATCCATCAAAGGTGTAAATTGTGAGTTATAATATTGAGACAATTCTAATTCCCACTTTCTTCTTTCAAACGACCCTCCCTTTCCTTTAATCGCATAGTTGGTAGTGATAGCAACCTTCGGTGATTTATGAAAAGGAATTTTTATAGCATCTTTATTTTTTTTCTCTAAAGTCAATCCTTCTGTAACCACACTAAATAATCTTTCAAAATCAAAATGTTTTCTGACGTCATCAAAACAAAGTATTTGTGTGTCAGCAGAAACAAGTTGATAAGCAAACGTTCTTTCAAAATGAAATCCCTTTCCATCTATTATTACTAATTTTTTCATTTGTGCTATGGCATTCATAAACACACCCTTCCCTGTACCCCCTTCAGGATTATCTGATATCACCTCATCATTTAATATTACGGCTGGACAAAAAGATAAATTTTTATATCCGTGCATAAGATAACCTATGGTGCTTTCCATAGCTTTGATTCTTTCCTGATCTGCTCCACAAATATTACTTATAAACTGCATGTAGTCACATTTTTTATCTGACATAACAGTAAAATTTCTATCTATCACATGATCTTTCCACACATAACCCCCTAAATCTATGTAATCAATCGTAGTAATTTCTTTTGGGGTGACTTTTACAGCACAGTTTTTAAAATATAAATACGCACTACTCTTACTGTCTGCAATAAAATACACATCAATAGAAGATAGAAGACTCAAAAACTCCTCTCTAAAATATCTAGTACGTTCAGCAAAAAAATTATAAACCGATATATCATCTAAGTTTAACAAGTGATTTAAAACAAAATCTTTTATTTCTTTTTCAGACGTGTGATCAATTAAATAATTTGTTACTCTTACAAACACGTAAGCCTTAGTGCCTTCAGGACAATACTTATAAAAGCCATGATCTTCTAAAAATTGTTTGAAAGAAATATGAATTAAACTTATAACCCCTTTTTCATTTTTACTCCAGAATTTTTTACTGCTCTCGTCCTCATCTAGTTTATTAATCACTGAGTCCAGAACTACGTCCTCAATCTTGGACTCTTCAAACTGAGAACGTATTTCCTTTTTTGATACACCCCTTCGTAATTTCTGTTTGATTTGATTAACCCTATCTTCATCTTCATAATATTTACTTCCAAATTTTTGTGTGTTGGAATAAGCAGACTTGATGGTGTTTTTAATTTCACTTAAAGGAAAAGATTTGCTAGCGAAATCTCCCATAATATATTCAGCTAAACTTTGGTTTACTCCAAAGTCATTGAAGGCAGAGGCTAATACATAAACATTATTATTTCTTTCTCCGTTTTTTAATCCATACTTTTTATGCCACCACCTTAAAAGTATTTCAACAATTTTATTTTCATCTGTTATAGGGATGGTGACTTTGTCTTTAAACTTATCTTTTTCGGCGTATTCTTCTTCTTCTATTTTCTCCCATACACTAGAGGTGCGATTGATAACAAGCAAAGGATCATAAGACTCATAACAAACACGGCTTACGTTCTTACACGTTGAATCAAAATGTGGAGATTTAAAATAAGTTTTAAGAGAATTAAAATAACTTCTATGATTTTCAACCTCACTTGGTATTTTTACTATTGCTTTCAAGCCTTTGCCTGAAGGAGAAATAAATACACAATAAACATATTTGTTTTTACTAAGCCGTTCTTTTTCTGCTAGCATTTCCTTGCTAGTTCTATATCCATCAAAGTCTAAACATATCAAGCCACTATGTTCTTCTAAAGCATTGTCGTTTCGTTTAGTAAATTTTCCTGAGAAACAAATCGAAGGTAAAGATTGTTTGAGAGTATTTTGTGTTGTCTTATCTTTTTCTAATCGTATTTGTTTAATTAAATCTTTTGATGCCCCTGTTTTTATACGTTCTAAAATTATATTTACGTCTCTATAAAAAGGTGTCTCGGTTTCTTTAATATCCTTAAATATAGTAATGACGTGTTTAGTCATGGGGATTGTATTTAATTTTTAGTTTTTCTTCTCTTGTTATTTTTTTTCCAAAAAAAAGCAATCAATATGGTTGAGGTCAGTAAAGACGACAACACGATAATAATTTTAGATAAGTAAGTTAATTTCATTTAATTTAAAAATGAGACAAAGAGGGAAGTGTGGGCAAATAGATTACTATTATCTCCCCTCCTGTCTTATTCACACTACAATAATTTAAAAGGGTAAATCTTTTTTATCTGGATCAACTGGTTTTGGTTGAGTTGCCTCTTGTTTTTTTGGAACAAAAGTATCAAGCTCAACATAATACTTACCTCCCTTTGATACATTGATATTTAAATTACACCACCCGTTTTTGTGATTTGTTTTAAGAAATGCAATAGCCTCTTCACATTTAACTGCAAGAGAACCCACCACCCAATCAGGAGCATTCTCATTTCTTTTAAAAATAAACCCATCTGCAAATATTTTTTCATCTGCCATAATATAAAAATTTAATAGTTAAACAAAATTATACTTCACTTTTTTGTTGCAAAGCAGAATCATATTTTTTTATCCCCTCATTTATTTCTGTTATCGCTTCATTAATATGTTTCTTTCCCTCTACAAAAAATCTTTTTGTTTTTAATAGATAAAGCCTTGCGTCTTCTTTATCAAAATCCTCTTGTCCATATCTGTATTGATTAAACAAGTTCTTATACATTGTGTTTAAGGATTCTTCAATAGCATAGCTAAGTAATCCTTTTTCATATTTGTTATTCATAATTGTTCTTGTATATAATAATTTAACACATCTTCGTTTGATGAACCCCCGTAAAACCTATTATACATTTCAATAGCTTTCTCTACCTTCTCTTCCCCTTCTGCTATAAATTTTTGTGAAGGTTCAAATATTCCTAAATTGTAATTCCTTTTATCTATAACATAAAACACTAAAGGTTTATCAAATAGAGTTTGATAAATATAACATTGGCTGTCGTAATTATATCGTGAAGCTGATCGTTTGAAATCTAAAATAGAACTTGTTGTTTTAAGATCAATAATAAAATCTACTCCCACAACATCTGCCTTACCTTTCCACAAAGTGTCTTTCACATAACCTACTTTTGCTACCTCAAATCTGTTAAGGGTAGCATATATGTTATCATAAAAAGTAATGTTTTGTTTGATAGCATTAGCCATTTGTTTTACCTCATCGGCTTCTTTACATAACAAAAGCACTTCTTTTTTTTCTCTCTCCAAAGCTTCTTTGTATATCTTTGAGTTACGAGAAACTGTATCGATACACACAAATTGTGATTCTTTTTCAGGTTCTAATAATAAAGTATGAAAAAACCTGCCCAACAAAAAATTCTTATTGTCTTCTTGGGGCTTTCTAAAATTTTTAGGATCGTTAAGCAATACACTTATATCGCTATTGGATAAGTATTCTTGTCCTTTTTTACCATAATAATTTTTGTCATCTTGTAAAGAGTTGCTTATGGTTTTTAAATCAATAGTTACAATAGGATCAGGCATACTTAGATAATTGTTTTTTTACATCTTCAGATAAAATATATTTTGTCTGAAGGTTAGTTAAGATTCTATCCATTCCTAAAGTATCTTTGTTTTCAGCTATATACTTTAACACCTTTTGCATGTTCTCATCATCTACTAATAGTTTTATTTTTTTATTAGCAAACGTTGAAGGCTTTGTAGGTGTTGAAGGTAAATCTTCTCCTGACCATAACGACAAACCTAAACCAAACATAGCTATTGCTTTTGCTGTTGATCGTTGTATTGCTTTGTTCACATCAAAAGAAGTAATTTTATCAACAGGTATTGAGTTGTTTCTGTAATCCATTACTGGCAACATATCAATATGCTCTAACCCTTCCACTTCTATTCCTACTTTCACATAAGCTGTTTGTCCATCTGTAAAATAATTTAACCCAGTTGTTTCGCTTTCATATACTATCCTTTGGGCAGAAGGAAATTTTTGTTTTAACATTAGCCAGGCATTTGACCATGATAAATAATCTAAATTCCCCTTACGTTCTATTTTGTTTTTTACTGATATTTTTGACAGAATATCAAAAACTGATTGTTGTTTTTCGCTCATAATATTTAATTTAATTATTCTTAAATTCTCTTAACAGTTTTGAATACGTACTCATGATACGTTGTCTTGCTGTCTTGAGAGTTTGAAAATATTTTGTATTTTTTCTGTGGTTTACTTCTTCTTTTGTTTTTTTCTCCACCTTATCTAACTGCCTTTTCGCATTTTCCACTGCTACCTCATACACTCCTCGTTGCCACCCTTTGCTTAAAAAGATTTCATATTCTTCTAAGCTTAATTCTTTGTAATACATTCCACCTAACGTCATGTTGGATATTCTATAATCATCCTTACATCTTTCCATTTGTATTCCCTTTCTCATAATCCATTTACAGTTTGCTGTCCCCCCTCGAAATACTTTAGGATCTTTTATTCCCTGTTGCCATATTTCTTTTATATCGTATTTCATTTATACTGGTTGTTTGTGATTCTTTACTTCGTTTTCAATTTGATCTACCATCATTGCCCAGTCCTCATCTTCTTTAATCATTTTTTGAGCATGCTTGTATCCATGAATAATTGTTGAATGAGAAAGCTCTAGTCCGTTGTCTTTCAAAAACTTTTGAATATAACTTATCCTTATAGGACGCTGAACACATAAATAAAAAAGAATTTGTCTACTATCCACTACATCTCTTGTTTTATTTTTAACAAACATTTCATCTAGTGTTAAGTGAAACTTCTCAGCTACTCTACTTGCATACATATTAAATATATCTTTTTTCATATTTTTTTTTATTAAGTGATAAGAAGAGCCTCCATATAATACTATTAACTAAATTAAAATACTTCATGAAAAACCTAAGAGACTCTGTCTTATCGTTATAAACAAATCTAAATTAAACTATAAAGTATTGTTTGCAATATTAATTTATTTTTAATTTCTATCCAAATTTTGTTCATTATTTTTTTGTTTTCTTTGCTTTATTTACATGAATCCCTTTGCTTTCTGCATACTGAAGGGTTAATTCTTTTCTCAACTCTTTTATATAATGCTTGTTGGCATGAGGTTTTTTTAATTCAGTGGTTATTTTTTTGATCAGGTGAGAAATAGGTATTCGCATAATATTAAATTTAATTTTTCCAGTTTTTTTTAATTATTTTTCTACTCTTTTTAGGAAAAACTTTATAAGAACAAAAGTCGCAAGCTGTATTATGATTTAACACTACTCGGCTTTTACAGGTCTTACATAATTTAATCTTAAAAAAAGTTTCTACTAAATATTTAATCAGATTTTTTATCATCTTTAATTCCGTATTGTAGTTTTGTCATTGTTGCAATATCGTGTATTACAAAGTCTAAAATGGTGTTTTTCTTTTTAATTATTAATTTTTGTTTTGGTTTTCTTCTTTTCATTCTGTTTCATCATTTTGTTCTACATAATTATTTTCTGTCCATTTTGCTTCGATTAAATTGTCAATTTCTAAAGCAATTCCTATTTGTTTTAACTGGTTTATTTTTCTGTCCATCTCCATTGAGCCATTGAAAGAGTCCATGATTGAGCAATCGTAAGGAAAATCTTTGGGGGCAAGTACAGAAACATCTAGTCCTTTTTGTTGTAGTATTTTTTCTATCTCTCCGTAGTCAAAATCTTCTCCTTCTCTTAATTCTTGGTTGTCAATGGTATAAACATAGGTGTCTTTGTGTACTCCTATATCGTAATATTCTAATAAAATTCTTTTAATTTCCATTCTTCATTTAATTTAAGTATTTTAAACTAATAATGCAAATGATTTAAACATTATTTGGGTCATCTTTTAATAATGTTTTTTCTGCTACTGAAAGTTTTGACTTCGGAAAGACTACTGCACGTTTAAGTTTTTTCTTTAACTTTTTGTTTTCTCTTTTAAGTTTATCTTTTTCTTTTTTACCTAAATAATAAGAAAAAAAAGACTTATGATTTTTATCATACACATTAATGATATTCTCTCCTGTACTGCTATCTATATAAATAGTTAGTGTGTTTCCTTTTTTGTCTGTACTATCTATATACATACAATGATCGGTTCGTTTGTCTATTGTTAATTTTTTATATGGGCTTTTCATAATTAATTTTTTTGTAAATCATATTTACTCGTACCTTGTGAAAAAACTATCTCAAAGTCAAAGTCTGCAATTATCTCGTAATTAAAGTTGTCATCTTCAATGTGAATTAAGTAAGTAAATATGTATTCTAACATTATTACTTCATCTTTTTTTAACTCCTCTATTCCACTACAAAAAGATATAAACCCATCTCTTGACTGACTAGATTTGTCTGCCCATTTTATAAACTCTTTATTCTTTAACATCATTTCTTTTAACTCTTTAAATTCTTTTACTGAAATTAAACCCATAATGGTATCAGTTTGAAAATTATAAAATAGTGGCGACCACAAACTGCTAAATTCTACATTTAATCCCAATGTGTCGTTTAATGCTTCAAGATAATTTCTCGCATAATTTTCATGCGTACCCTTATAATCTACCTCTTCATAATCTATACCTGAAAATTCAATTTGATCTTCAATGATAGATGAATGCACACTATCATAAAATCCTCCAAACTCTATTGCAAATTTTATTTTATTCATAATTTATTCATTTTCATCAGCGTACTCACACGCTTCGTTATACAAATTACTATCGTACCTTTCTACATAATCAACAAAGAGATTAAACCATTTCAATACTTGTTTTTCTTTTCCTTTTTTTATTTCCATAATTAATTTAATTTATTCCTGTTATATGTTTATGTGTTGTATCTAATACTTCTATTACATCTTCTTTATAAGAAGAATCTAAGGCACAAGTTATTAACCACTCTAATTCAGAATAAGGAGTAGAGCATTCTTCATTGTACCATTTAACATAGCTTTCTATTTGTTCTGTTCTGTTTGCTTTCATTTAATTATAATTTAATTGTTTATTATTTGCAAGTGTCTTACAAGTCTATCTAATCCATCACAAATTCCTTTGTGTTCGTATGCTGAATGACTATCATTTACCCATTCATCATCATTTTTTATATCTGTTACAATATTTTTAATTTTACTTAAAGTAATTTTTATTTCGTTTTCCTCTTGCCTTTTGCTTAGTTGCTTGTAGGCATCAGAATATTTAAATACTTCGCTTATATGTTTCATATCTATTTATTTAATTTAATAATTCAATGTAATTCTGTTTCTTTTTCAAATTTTGCATGTCTTTTCCAATAGGAGAAAAACATTTCAATTTCTTCAATATCTTTTTTAAAATCTTCCTTTTGTCCTCTTGCGTAGATATTGTCTATTATTTCGTTTACATGATACTCTACTTTTTTCAAGTCATCAATTAAAAATTGTTGTAGTCTTTTTTCCATAGTTATCGTTTTAAAATTGTTTTACTTTTCTGTCCGTATTTATTTGTGCAAGATTTTACACTAGCACAATTTGTTATTAGCATACTTGCTATTAATAATATTATAATTGTTTTCATAGTTATTTATTTAATTAGTTAATTTCAATTAGTTTTCCGTTTATTTCTTGATATTGAAAATCCTCTTTACACTCCCATTCTGTAAAATAATGTAAGTCAAATAAAAATGATAAAGTTCTTAAATCCTCATCAGTATCTTTGTTTTGCTTTACCTTTTCTATTGCTTTTAAATATTCATCATCATCATCTTCATGCCAATTATCGTAGTAATCAATATCAGTTACATCTTCGGGTATAAGACTTACTATTTGCTTTCTATCTTTTCTAAATTCAGCTAAAGCAACTCTATCATCATCTACGCAATAAAAAACACCATCCCCCCACACATAACCCTTATTCATTCCTTTACCTGTAACATCACATTTTCTGGCAAAGAATTTTGTTTCTTTCTTTTTCATAATTTTTCCATTTTATCAAAGTGTCTAACAATCTCAACTGGCACACTATAAATTGTGTCTGTTTTTTCATCAATCCACCTTTCTGTTTCTGTGCAATTCTCACCCCCATCAAAATATTCTAATCTTTCTATTATTTGTTTATCTGTTTTCATAGTTTTATTTATTTAATTGTTTAATATTTGTTTAATTTAATAATAATATTTGTTAATTCCTATTTTTATGTATTATATTTTCAATACTATCCATTAATTTATCTATTTGTTTATACACTAAATCAAAATCTTTTTTAGAATTATAATAATTTACTTCTGTTTGATATTGATTAAGTTTTTTTATAAGTTCTTGTAATTCAATCATATTTATTTATTCTTACGTTATTATATCCTCGTCTTACAGGATTAGTATTTAGAATCTTAAAAAAATCTTCTTCGGCTTTATATACATTGTCGCATATAATTTGCCTTACTATTTTATTGTTGTTTGTTTCTATTACTTTATACATAGTTTTATTTATTTAATTTAAAATTTGTCTAATATGGAAAGAGGCACGACATATAGCCTTTTATTACGTTGTTGGTTTCTCCTAACATTAACCATTATTAGACTTTAAAATAGTTAGTGTGTTATTTCTCGGACAATTCCATGAACATAGTTTTTTTATACTTGTCGCACTAACTATTATAAGACTTTTTAAAATCCCCATTTAGTTACCATTGTAAACCATAGCAAACCAAATGCAGATATTAAAAATATTATATCAATTATTATTTCCTTTGTGTTTTTCATGTTATTTAATATTATGTTTACTTAACCATTTTCTAATTGTTGCCC